CATCTCCGGTCTCTGACCATGTAAATAAGACTTGATACGCGTTCGCATCATAGTTAGTGTGCCATCCGACAAAACCGCCTGGCGGGTAATAGGAGAGTAATGCGGACGTGTGCGCACCAATCTCCGCAGCGAAGTCATACTTGACCTTCTGCATAAAGTCTCCCCACATTTCCTTATCTTCACGAACCATCTTAGAGATAGGTTGAGCGAAGTAACGGTCAGGCGGCCCTACTAACTCAGGATATCTAGACAAACATTCATCAAGATACTCGCGAGAGGTGTAGTACTCTCCCTTGTGGATATCATCATACTCATGATATGTCCAATACTTCTCATCGTTATAAGAAGGTTTTGATAACATCTCATCAGAGAAACTGTCGAGCACTCCCAACAGTTCCTTATTACGAATAACAACTTCACTCATTACTAAACATCGTCCTCTTCTTCAGCAAATTTCTCATTCGCTCGTTGCAAATCTTCTTCTGTACAAGCACCCATTTCTATCATATAAGTTACTGCCGCGCTTATTCCTTCCTGTCTTCCTATCTTCTTTCCCAAGAAATGTGAGGTAAAAAGTAACGCCAACGCAATAAAAGTATGCGCGTATGGATCCATAATGGACTCCTTATAGTGTGAAGCCTTCGAAGTTCATCTTCTCAGAAGAAATTCGTTGGCCTGAGTTAGAGTTATCAAAAACTGGGCCATGGTCTACTTCTTTATTTAGTGGAGAATCATTTTGGTCGACATCAAACAAACGCATTTTACTTCGGTCAATACCTACAACGAATCGTTGATTTTGGCCAGGGTCATTATATCGGTTCTTTAACTGTTTCACCAATATCTGTCCCTGTGCATTCAGTTCATCATTACTAATCAGGGCAAACATCAAATCTGCCGTGGCGGGAAGACCGAACGATTCGGACGTATCCTCAAGACCCACATCATCATTACTATAACCGGAACGGGTAGTCTGGGTTGCAGATACTACCGGAACATCAAACTCAACAGCAAGACCACGCAACTCTTCTGCGATAGATTTGATATATGTATAGGAGTTGATAGCACCCCCCATAGACTTCATCCTAGAGGACGAACAGATGTTCAGGTAGTCGATAAATATTATATCTGGGGTGAACTTCTTCTTTAGTTTCAACTCGTTCAGGAGCGCACGGAAGTGGTTTGAGTGCGCACTACCTGTCGGATATTCTTTGATAATTAGTTTACCCGTGGTCTTATCTGCCACCTTCTTCACTCGGTCTGAGAACATATCCTTACTAAGATGTTCTAACTGGTCAATAGGGACGTTCAGTAAGTTAGCATCGATTCTTTCTGCGATACGTTCTTCGGACATCTCTAGAGTAATATACAGAACATTCTTATTCTGACTCATCGCAGCTGCCGCAGCGTGACACATGAACAACGACTTACCGACACCAGTACCCGCAAGAGCGATATTCAAAGTCTTGTTAGGTAACCCACCTTTGGTGATACGGTTGAAGTAATCCAAGTCCCAAGGCATTCTCTCCTCGTCCATGTTGTAGAAGTCCCACCGAGAATCTACATTTTCTAGATAGTCGTGACCGATGTTAGTGTCAAAGGACACGGACAGTGCCTTGGACAATACATCAGGGATTGCATTCTTGGATAGTTCTTGGTGTTTACCATCGATGATAGAGATAGACTCCATCACTGCATTGAATACTGCACGGTCTTGACACCACTTCTCAGTGCGTTCTACTAACCATGACAGGTCTTCTTCAGCATACTTGAAGATGTCGGGAAGAATGTCTATTGTGTGACGATAGTGTTCGTCTGACATTCTATCTTCCGAATCAATCTCAATCTTGAGAGCTTCTTTAGAGGGGAGGTTGTTATACTTGGCGATATACGCAGTGAACTCTTGGAAGATACTTTTGTAAGTACCTTCGAAGTATTCGGGGGAGAGGAAGGGGGCAACCTTCCTCATGTACGAATCGTTAGTCAGTAGATTCCGTAGAATCGTCTGTTGTAGATTGATGTCCGTCATTTGAATCCTTTTTCTTTATTGAACCAGTCTCGATGGCTGCTTCTAAAATATCACCTAGTACTTCACCTACAAACCCTTGTAGGTCAACATTGTCTACATTATACACGGTTGGGTCTTCTGTGTCAACAACATCGAAGTCGAAAGTTATATTTTGTTCATCACCATTAATACGAACATTATTATAACGGATGGTTACATCATTGTAGGGTGCGCGTAGTAAATCTACGTTCCACCCATCAACGCCCTCCGCAACTACAGGGACTAATTTATAATCTAGATTTTCTGACGGTTTATCTAAATCTAATTCTTTCATGCTACGGTTTCCTCAACGAAGGTTTCGGGATTGATATCGCTCTTGTATCCGATCTGATAAGTCTGTTGAAGGAATGTAGCGAAATCACTTGTTTCGAAAATAGGTGCCCAGAACTCATTGGACAGAGTATCCTTGGTACGGAACTTCTTATCTTCTGCTTCGGTTCCATGACAACGAGAGTACCAACCATTACTTGGTTTGATAACATATCCACCAGCCAATGCAACTTCGAGGAGACCAGAGTTCTTCTCAACACCACCGTCCCAAGAGACTGAGATTGGAATCTTAGATTGTTCTTTCACGAATCGAGACTTCTCAACCTTGATGACAAAGTCGTAACCAGTAACTTCAGTACCAGTCTTGTTTTGTCTACGACCGATAATCCAGATATTGTCGGCAGAGTAATAGATACCAGTACCACCACTAACTACATCTTTTGGAAACAGACCAATCTCTTTATAAGTGTGATTGATTGCAAGCATCGGAATGTTCTTCATCGCAAGATATGGAGTCGACATACGGAACAGACCTTTCAGTGCCTTCGCACGTGACATGTCCGCAACACCTTTCTCGTTCAACGCATCGTCTAGTTCTTTCTTAGACGCAAGATTACCGATAGAGTCGATAACGATAATAACCTCATCATCACGAGTCAGGTTCTCTAGTTGGCTGATAAGGTCAAACTTCAACTCTTCGACATTTGCAATAGGTGTGTGCAATACACGACTAGTGTCAATACCGAATTGTTCAAAGTATGATTGAGGAGAACCGAACTCGGAATCATAAAACAACATGACCGCATCAGGTTTCGCATTAAGATATGCGCCTGCCATGAGCAATGCGAATGATGTCTTAAAGTGTTTAGATGGCCCTGCAAGGACAGTAAGTCCTGGCGCAATACCACCATCTACGGAACCAGACAATGCAACATTCACCATCGGAACATCGGTTGGTACCATATCTTTCTCTGTGAAGAATTTACTCGTTGATAGGGTCGCTGTCTCCTTTATCTTCGAGTTCTTCTTTAGTTTGTCCATTATCGACATTTTTTCCTCCAAAATCTACAAATGTAATGTTATTAACTTTTTCACGTTCATCAAGGTCATATTGTACACGATAAGCACTATTGATGTCAAGTACTTTATGCAATAAATCGAAACTAGTTGTAGTCCCGTCAGCAAACTCATGTGTTGAGAAGTCTAAGAATGCTCTCGTGTCTTTTGGAAGACATGCGCCACCGAATCCACGTTTACCATCAAAGCCTGGCACACGGGTGTGACCCATACCTACTCTATCATCTTTACCTGCTGCTCGGACAATAGTATTATAGTTGCAACCATAAAGGTTGACTAGATCATATAGTTGATTAAAGAATGTAATCTTCGTAGATAGGAATGAATTGATTGTGTACTTCACAAACGATGCTTCATACGCAGTCATACGATGATAGTCGTTAGACTCACACGCACCAAAGATCTCATACACGTCAATGAGTTCTCGTGCGGCTACTGGCATACCGCCAATGACGTGGAACTTAGCACCAACGAAGTCTGCCTTAGCATTCTTCTCTGTCAAGAACTCAGGGTTATAAACGAAACGATCGACCTGTTCCCTACTCATAGTAGAGTAAAGACGGTCAATAGATTCGGGGGTGATTGTAGATTTAACTACGACAAGAGCGTCAGTATAGTTAAGACACTTAATCACTGACTCTTCTACTATAGAAGAATCTACCGAACCATCATCAGCAGATGGTGTAGGTGCACATATAAAGAAACACTTAGGATGACGGTCTGCTGAGAAATCTGTTAGGTCATCAAGGTCAGTTTCATATTTGGGGTCATAGTAGTTGAAGTCGACAAGCGGATGCATAAACGCATACTCGACTGCCTGGCCAACAAATCCATGTCCAACGATTCCTATTCGAAATCGTGTGTTAACATCGTCTGCTGTTGCTCTAGTCATTATTTAATCCCATTATAAGTTTTATACCATTCGTAAAATTTTTCAACGCCCTCTGTAATACTAACCTTCGGTTCATAACCAAGTGCTTGTAGTTTGGAGGTGTTTGACCAAGTCTCTAGAGTATCAGCAGGGTGTTTAGGAGCAAGATTCTTAATTGCTTCCTTACCTGTGTTCTTCTCAATCTCGGAGATGAAGTCCATCAATCCGACTTGTTCACCACGACCTATATTGAAAATTTCTCCCGATGGGATATCATTGTTGCCTAGGACAACCTCAATACCATCAAGGATATCTTCCACATACGTAAAGTCACGTTTCATATCACCGTAATTATACACTGTTATTTCTTTTCCGTCAAGTATATTCTTAGTGAAGTCAAACAATGCCATATCAGGTCTACCCCAAGGCCCATATACTGTGAAAAATCGTAGACCTGTAGTGTTCAGTCCAGATGACTGGAACTGACATTCATTTGCCCACTTGGTATAACCATATGCGTTCAACTGTTTACCAGACTCTTGACCTTCAGTCCACGGAACCGGAGAACCCGCATACACGCACGAGGTTGATGCATAGACGATACGGGTATCAGGAAGATGTTGCTTACAGATATCAATCAAGTTCTGTGTAGCATCTATGTTATTCTGGTGGTACGACTTCTCCTTTCCCATAGAATCCCGAACGCCCGCCATTGCAGCAAGGTGAATAATAGTATCGGGTCGGAAGTCTCGCAATAGTGCTTCTAGTTTAATCTCGTCTTTTAGGTCACATCCCCAGATATCTAGATTGAAGTGTTTCATCCGATCTACTTTAAGCTTAGGTGTGTAAAGGTGGTCGTTGAAGTTGTCAACTCCCTTTACAGTAAGTCCGCGATCCATTAAACGTTTTGCGAGTTGGGAACCGATAAAACCTGCGGCTCCTGTTACTAATACTTTATTCATTTAACTATTCCTGTAAATATATTCTAATGCCCTGTCTGCTTCTACAGTCAGGGGTCTGTTCTCATACCAACTACCAGTCTCACGGTCAAACTCTCTACACATATCTGCAATCTGAGTTGCAGTGATGGGATATCCTTTCGCATAAGCATTACCCGCAATCGCAAGCATTATCTTATACATCCCAGAATACCAACCAGTTTCGTTGATTGTTTGGTACTCGATGCCTAATCGTTTAGGCCAGAAAGGACAGTCGCGGTATGACGACCATCTGAAGTCGGTATTATTTAGACTGTCCTTACGGTGTTGAATTACCGCCTGTTGCATCTCTACTGGAAGCCTGTCTAGGAAGGTATTACCAGTCTTTTCATGGTATGGGTGTTTAGCAATCAGTTCAGAGGTGTTTAGAGAACCCCCTTGGTTAGTAATAAAGAAAGACTCAGCATCCGGATACTGTGCGGGGACATAATACATGCGAGCGAGGTCTTTGGTCTGTGGGTCACCCAGTTCACCCAACTCAGTATTCAGTGCATACCAGAATGCTTTGATGCGGTCATTATCAATATGTTCGTCTAATCGAAATACGATTCTAAACTTGAGATGGTCGTCTCTGCTTGATGCAGTGTTGTACACAACGTAGTCGTACTGCCCAAAGAGTTCGTGCAGCTGTTGGTTAAGGACTCGTACATTACTAGAGAAATCGTGATCATCAACATCAACGCAACACCAACCACCCCAATAGCGAGTAGATTTATTACTACGCGTAGTATCCACTTCGAAAACAGCAGGACTAATAAGAGGACTAGAATTATTTCCACCTTTCTCTCCTTTCTCTCTATACATTTTTAGTAGGACATTTACGAACTTGTCCCAATCATCAAGAACCATATGGCGATGGGTCTTGTTATCGAACTGATTTTTAAATATAGTTAATTCGTAATTCATGTGACCATTATATCATAAAGTTTGGTGTCTGTCAACCGAAGAAATCCTCAAGAGAGGCCTGAGGTTCTGCGTCCCATCCCACCGCATCCAAAATAGGAATCAGAGGGTCTAGGAAAGTCTTGTCAAACATCAGGTCGTAATCAACATATTTGTGGAGACCAAGTTCCTCCGGCAAGTTGAGAGGATATGACACAACATTCTGACCCAGACGATTAGGCATTTTGAGATAGACGAACTTTATCTTCTCGCCCTGTTTGACAGACTCGTATCGTCGATTGATATCATTCTCGACAATCGCATTGTTGTAACACAGGGCACCACGCACATGGATGGGAGTTCCCTTCTTGAAGATAGTTTTGCGGTCTTTCCATTTGGCGAGATTAGAAACACCACGAGGGAAGGACACATCTTCGGGAGGAAGAGTCTTGAAGTGAGACCGGAAGTCACGAATATATCCTTGAGTGTCTATCTCAGTACCTTCTACTATAACACGGAAGATTTCCTTGAACTTATCACGGACAACTTGCGGAGTCGACGACTTGATTGCCTCGATACCCATCATCTTGAGTTTGGGAGTTTTGTACTGGACACCCTCGTTATTGTGCACGTTGAGAATGTATCGTTTCTTAGCCATCCAGATACCACGGTCTGCAATCACCTCACGTCCCATCTCCATGCGATTCTCATAGGCACCAGTTGCGTCTGCCATAGTCGCATAAGAGTCTGCCAGTACTTTCTCGAAGTGGTCTGCGCATATCTTGTCTAGGAACTTGACAGGGTTCTTCGGGGCAAACTTCTCGACCAAATCGCCCATGCGAATATACACGGAGTCGGTATCGATTGCGACGACATAGTCTTCATCTGTTTTCAGAACATCTTGCATCGCACCATTGACCGCACGTTCTGCCCACTTGATTGCCAACTGACCCGCAAGAGTAATAGACTCTGCAACACGCTGATCGAAATATCTAAACCAACGATTGCCTAGGGCCCCATAAAGTGAATTCATGAGAATTTTAATGGCCATCTGTTGGTTGTCGAGAGAGGATATCCGGTATTCCAATTCCTTGGACGGATTAATCTGCATCTCCTGTTGGGCCTTCAACATCTCAGTCTTTATTACACGACGTTCGGAGTAGTACCGCTTAATCACCGTAGGAATAACACCCTCACGGTCATGGGTGAATCGAATACCAGTGGGAGCAACAGAGAACCCCCGTTGACCGATATTGACCGAACCGTCGAGGAACTTATCGACAGACACCCCATTTTGGAAACCGTCCATAACAGTCTCGGGCGACATATTATATTGTACAATGATGTTTGGATATAGAGAGTTCAAGTCAAACGACGTGACCCAATCATGAGAACCCACCTGTGGCTCCTTCACATAACCGCCGGGGTATGATGTCTTGGGTTTCTCAACTTTCTTAGGAACCGCAATCTTCTGCTTGTTCAACAGTCGATAGATGATAGTGTCCCAGATGGCAGTAGTACCCAGAGTGTCGTTGTAGTTCACACCCGCCTTATAGGCCATAGTGAAAATCAAATCAATGAGGTCGAGTTTGACATCTAGGTTATGTACTAACTCAACGTCCTTCACGTTATAGTCAATAAACTTCTGGTAATCCTTCTCGTATAACGTGTGGAGATTTCCATGTTCAGCATACGAGAGTTTACGTTCACCCAACACAACGTGGGAGATATGGTCGAGTCGATATGATTCCTGTTGTCCTAGAGTATTGTAGGTGAACTTCTTGAAGACTTCCAAGTAGTCGAGTTGTTCGATGCCTTCGAGAATAAACTCTTGGTTCAATTTACCATTGATAGTGGTGTTGCGTTCACGGATGAGTCCCCACGGAGACATGCGTTTTGCTAGAGTGTCGTCACCAAACAACTTTACCATTCGGTTATGAAGATAGGGAATATCAAAGAATCGTGTGTTCCATCCGGTAATCACGTTAGGCGCATACTCTTCCATACGACGAACGAACTTGCGTACAAGGTCAATCTCATTGTCGCACTTGATGTATAGAATGTCCTCACGTGTGGTTGTGTAGTCACCACAACCCCAGACCCAGTAAGTGCCTGTGTTCTCTCGCATACAGATAGCGGTAATAGGATGTGCCGCATCTTCGGGGGCAGGGAAACCATCGGCCGAGAAGACCTCAATATCGATGTTAGCGGTCTTGATTAGACTGCGGTCATATTCGATACGATCGGGCCACTCTTCCGCAATGAATTGTGCGACATAGTTAGTATTGCCTGCGATTTCGAAGTTAGAGACGTTCTCATAACGTTTGTTGAAATCTTTGGCGTCTGACATGGATTCGAAGATAACGGGTTGCATCGGAATACCGTCTAGGGTAGTCCAACCTTCCTCGCTTTCTCCGGACATGAATAGTGTGGGCTTGAATGGAATACGAGATTTGGTCGCGAGACCGTTTTCGTCATATCCACGGTATAGTAGTTTGTCGCCATATCGGACGACAGATGTATAGAATTTATTAGACATATGTCAATTTCCCAATAGTAAGGACGTATTATAACTGAAAAGGGGGGTCTTGTCAACCCCCCTGTTTATAGAACTTAGATCAAACCGTTTCGTCAATCAAATCATCTATTAATACGATATCTTCTCTATTCAAATTCAGAGAATCGACAAGACCATTGGTGTCTTTTAAGACCCTTTTTGCAATAAGATACGCGATACTAGCCTTTGCGTTACCAGCCAATCTACCTCGAATCACATCCGTTTGTTTAGGGTAAGTAACGGCATAGGTCTTAAATGCATCTATAATTTCTTCGGTATCATACGAGAAATCACAATCATCGTTATGTTTGAGAAGATGTGCTAATCCTGTGAGAAAGTATCCTGATAAAACCCCAGTTGGGTAAACCGTTCTGATTATCGCCGAAGCAGTTATGAAAGTATCAACGTTTCTTACCCACTCATCTGACATATAACTATGGACATTCGCCTCAGAGAAATAAACATTGCGAACTTCGACAAATCCACCAAACACTCTACCGCCAGGATTTAACCCCTCAATATCAAGTGCACAGTTCTTGATGAGTTCAAGAAATTCCAAAGCCTTTGGGTCGCCAAAGACAACTTCCGCAGTGAAAATTTCTTCCGCCTTCATATTTTCGTTATCCGCATTACGAGACTTGAAGTATCGTGCTTCTTGTTTCTGACAATCCCTAAGTGTAGAACTCATTGGGTGTATAAACTGAGATGACTTCACATGAGTCAATCCGCATAGTCCAGCCATGACGCAACGCCTTAGACCATCCCACACATAACTATTACCACAAGGTCGGATTGCTACATCAATAACCCCAGCTGAGTACATATCATATCCATTCATCTTCTTTAGTTTATTAACTAACTTTTTAAGACGAAGAATGCGTTGGTAAGTCATATCGACATAAAGTTCCCTTAGAGGAACAACACCAACTTCATTGGGGTTATATTTAGCGTTGCTTACCATATTGGCCAATGTCTTTGACTTGAAGTTGTCGATTTGCAGGATGGTGTCGATGATTTCCTGAACGGATACAACACCAGTGAGGGTTGAAAGTGCCCCAGACACTTCACTAAATTTAGTACTTTTACTGATCATAATAATCTCCTAGATTATTTTATTTTTGACATCCGGTATGAATGCCTTACAAATGTATATAAACCTTTATATACCCGTTCATTATACAACAATTTTACCTTAATGGCAAGCGTTCTATCTGATTATATCAATATCATCAGCATTTACATTCCACGTCTCAACTGTTGTGCGTAGTCTGCCTTCGGACTTGAGAGTCTCATATCGTTTAGACGCTTTGTTGCGCCACCACTCAATAACATTCTCAACTTCGAATCTGTCAAAGTTTTCTGATGGTTTGATTTCGTCGGTCTTCAAGTTCATGTAGTCCTTGACTGACTGGGCCTCATGACCATACGTACTATAATACGAACGCTTACGTTCTGTCAATCCTTTCGCATCTACAATTGTCTGACAGAACTTATTATATGAATTATCATCCACACCCTTCAGTGACGCTTTGATGATAGATGCCATCTTTGTCTGAGTCTTGAGTTTACGTGACGACGCGTCAGCGGGAACAAGATAGTCACCTTCGTTGCGTTGCTTGAACCAATCATTGAGAGACCGGAACTTTTCATCATTGATAAGTGGAGCAAAGTTAGAGTCTGTCAAACCACTATGACGTAGGAACGGACGCATACCGTCATACATGGAAGAAGACTTAGTAGACCCATAGAGACTAGTTGTTTCGAAAAGACATATGTTCGCATCATACTTTTTGTTAAGCGCACGACGAACTTGATGAGAACAACAGATGGCCGCCAATAATTTTCCTCCCAAATAATTGAAACCCGCTGGTTGTACAGGAACGATATTGAATCCCATAATAGCGGACTTATTGAAACGACGCATCACGTCTGGATTTATGGTGTCGAGAGGTGCACCCAACCACTCATTGCGAGGACGAGAGTTGATGGTAGGAGAACCGAAACGAATCATACCGAATATCTGTCCGGTGTTCTTCTCCTTGACCATGTAAAGTAGTTGTTTGCCGGGGATTGACGACTCGACTGGAGCGGAAGTTGTTATCTCCATGTAGGTCATGAACTGGTCTTGTCGACACTCGAAGATAGAGAACTCCATGTCGTTTGGGTGGATGTTGAAATCATCGAAGACATCTGTCTCAGGGCCCATGCCCGGCAAAGAAGCAGGGAAAGTTTTCATCCTATCCATCTTTATGGAACGTTGGTATTCGTCAATACGATTGAAACTTCCGAAGAACTCATCGAAGATGTTTGCAGCATATATTGCATCAGTTTGGTTTAGAATCATAATAAATCTCTCATTCAGTTGACACATTATACACTAATATAACGCCCCTGTCAATCAATAACTTTAAAAAACTTGTGTCTAGTCCAAGGTTCATCTTGGTTTTTGTCACTGTATCCGTGATGCTCTTGGGTCACAGACAAACGTTTTGAAATCAACTGAGTAGTTGGTGTCGGAATACCAGTCTTGTGTTTATCTCGTTTATTGAAGTAAACTCCAATGTCACGTCCTACGCCTATTGTATCACATTCATTCCAAGGATGCAAGGATGTATTGCGAATTCCGTAATAATCTATTTCTGGTAGTTCTAGGTGTTTGGTGGTAAACGTTCTGAAAAGACGTTGGAGAACACAATATGGGCCACAGTTGATAGGGAAATCCTTCTGTGTTAACATATAGTGACCCCAGTGCGCGAAACTCTTGTCCATGCAGTACATACCCATGAACAATCCTATATTCGCGTAGAGTGTGTTCTCTGCGTACTCAGAGAGTAGTTTGAAGGACTCGTATCGTTCTTCGAGTAACCAAGTGTCATGTTCCATAATCCAGAACTTCTCGTCAGACTCTCCCTGCTGACGCATAAGTTCCCAGTGAGAACACATGCCCGCTTTCTCTGAAGGCGAGTGGTCGTCTTTGTCTTTACCTGAGTTTAGGTCTAGAGTCATAAGACTTTTAGACCATGTGTACTTATCCACATGTTCTTGAAAATCGGGAATTTCTGGTGTTATGGCATCGAAGGTTTCGATGGAGTCGATGTAGCCATCATCGATGGCACGTTGAAAGGAACGTTGAGAGAGATAGGCATACTCTTCAGACCGTTCATTACCTTTCATAACAATTTGTATTGCTTTCATTTTTTACCCATAAAAAAGGAGGAGACACATCGCGTGTACTCCTCCTATTTATTTACATAATAGATGTTATGCAAAGTACTACAGTTACGGTACATACTAGATTGATACCCATAAAACCTAATCTTTCTAGGTCTTCGGAATCACGTCTAGCCATGTAGGCCTTTATCTGTTGCATTAATTGTCTCCTCGTTTAATAGTTGCGAGTCTAATGTTTGAGACCCATTGATTTCAACTTTACGAGGCCGCTGACTTTCAGGTATTATGACTTCCAAATTAATGGCAAGTAGTCCTTGACTGAAATCAGCTCCCATTACTTCAACATACTCCGACAGCCTAAATTGCCGCTCGAACTTCTTCGTTGAAATACCCTTGTGGATATATTCTCTTCCTGTATCTTTGTGCTGCCCTCGAATGGTCAGTGTTCGGTTCTTTACTTCGATTTCTAATTCATCCTCGCTGAAACCAGCGATCGCGAGTTCGATTAGGTATTGATCCTTCCCCGTCTTTAATATGTTATGCGGGGGGAATATATCACCCGAGCGCCTTGAGATACGGTCTAATTCATCGATCATGGTATCAAAACCGACAAATGCCGAACGCGGAAATAGTTGTTTTGCTGTTAATGTCATGTTGTTAACTCCTAGATTATTTAGCAAGTTTAAAAGGATGCCCGACCATCGGCACATCCGGTACTATATATACAAATTATAAGAATGAAAAGTGAAATATTATCACTTTATTTAATTATCTTCGATATCTCTGTAAGATATCCAAGAAACAATCGTCGTGGTCTTCTTATAATAAACCACAACGAGTGATTAGTAATAGATTGAAGGGTCTGGGTCACCCTCTACACCAAATGAGAATGAAACACGAGACTCTCTTGGGAATACTTGGTGGTGAGTTCCACGGGGTAAGTATGCGTACATCCCTGGCTCGAAGTCGAAAGGTTCGTTATTGTCGATACCTTCCACCTTTAAACCAACCGTGCTGATAACCTGAACCAAAAACACATCCATAGAATCTTTGTGCCAAGGGTATGACCCACTTGCCCGGCCGAAACCACTGAACGCAATGTTCGTGATTTTGTTTTCGTGTAAAGCAAAGACTTCTTGCATCTCTTCATAAATTCTTCGTGCAAAGTCCGGTGCACTACCGCGACTGTGAAAAGAGTTTAGTCCAATACGCATTTTGTCCGAATTACGGTCGTAAAGGTCGTTCGGGTGAGAATCCATCATAGTCATAAATTCATTCCAGTTATAAGTCGACCCCATATCAAATGGCAGCCGACCTATAAATGGTGTTTTAGTTCGTATGTTTTCTTCTCTATCCTCAAATATTCCATAATTATCTGACATACTACTTAGCTATTCCCAATGTTATATTTTGGTTGTAGTGTCCATTCAGACTTATCTCGAAATGAGATAATTTTAATTTGTCTCATTGGAGCACAATCACGTGCTACTTCTTTATTCACGATTCCCACTAAACCCCAGTCTGCAAGCAGAGTGGCGATAGTGTTACGTCTTTCCATATCAGACGTTTCTAAGTTTGACTTCTTACCATCCAACAAGAATAGTTCTTTGAAATGGACGATAAAGTACCTACCCTGTTTATGCAAGATATGGCACGATTGGTATAGAGTATTGTCTCTTCGAGATGCTACACCTATACGAGTTAATGTTTCTCTGACTTTTAGAAAGTCGTCTGGTTCCGACAGGCTGATTTCCAGCATCATATCAGAGTTCCATTGGACAAGATTATTCTCTTCCACCTTTTGCTACCTTTAGTTTGATAGTTTTTATTTGTGATTCCGTTAAGAGCCCTATGACTTGCTTCGCCTTTTGTTCACTGTAACCAAAATATTCCTTGATACATTCCATGTCGGCTCTTTGATCAGGTTTGTCCCATTTAGAGAATCGTTTCTTTTTCCTTACAATATTTATAAGAAAATCGTATTGCATCTTAGCATCTAAGTGATGTAATCTGTTCATTTCATTGGACATGAATACCGTGTCCGGAAAATAAGACAGAGACCTATTAACGACAAACCCACTATAGTACTTGGTATTATCTTGGTCTTGGTCAATGAGATTGACTTTAGTATCATTTATACTTTTCAGAAAGTCAAATGGACTTAGTCTACTATTAATATTCATTTTTACACCACCCGCTTTCATAATCACGCCAGTATAGTTTCTTGATGCGGCGTATCTGCTGCTCGGTCAACACATCACCATACATTTTCAAGGAAGTCTTATTATCCCAAATATCCAACTGGTCGGGAGACAATCCAAGTCCTGAAGATTCGTTTAAGAATACCATAAGTTGAGAAAGTTCGTCAATATGAACAATCAGATTATAATCATGCGTACTGTTCATATACCAAGATTGAGTATAAAAATGATTATTTTTAAATAATCCACCTTCAATCTTATCCAAAACAGTGTCCAACTCTTCATCTAAACTCGGTAGTTCATTCAAACGACCTGATTTAATATACTTCGCTTGGTTGGCCAAAATATATTCACATGCAGATTTAAAACGGTCTACAGGGTCACGTTTAACTGCTATCCGATAACTATTTTTTCTAAAGGGCATTTCAAACTGACAACTATGGTTTTTAACGCTATCCATTCTATATTTGCGGCCTACGTACTCATTATGGCCCCGATAGATACGATAAAGTTCTTTGATAGAAGACATGCCGTTTTTAGGACACAGTCTAATATCAATGTTGTTAGGAAAATATAAAATATTATCAGCAGGAGTCATCTCATAATGACGTATGTGAGTTCCCATTTATTGTTTAATCTCCACGTTCGCCATGACTTCAGTCATACATGCGACAAGATTCAATTCGTGGTCTGCGACAAATGCATTCTTGTACTGGTAATCCGCGAGGATTAGTACCAGTTGAGGGATACTATTAGGCGCGACATAGTCGTACATCTTATCATAGACACTACGGAAGATTGACGCTGGTTCAACATCGATGTTGTTTACTACCCACGCTCGCATCTTCTTGAAGTTCTTATCACGGATTGCACCGAACAACTGAGAGTAGGTATCAGAGATATCTGCACTCGCGCTGTTAGGGACATTGAGTGTACCGGAGACAGAACCTTTCTGGCACTCATTCAGTACGCGCCTCCAATCTGGAGCATGTTTCATGATGATGTTAGCCAATACGTTTTTATCGTACTCCACACCTTCTTGTTGCAAGATTCTTTGGAGACGCTGCATGAACCCGCCACATAGCGAGGTCATAGTTTTCTTGTTGAAGTTAAAGGCGTATTTGGAACACCTTGAATGCAGTGGTTCGATGATGCGGTTCTCGAAGTTACATGTCATAATAAAACGACAGTTGTTAGAGAACTCTTCAATAAACCCACGGAGAGCGGGTTGCGTTGACTGTGGATTCAGATAGTCTGCCTCATCAAGGATGACAACCTTATAACCACCAGATAATGACACCGATGACGCGAACTGTTTAATCTTGCCGCGTAGGGTATCGATGTTGCCCTCTTCAGACCCATTGACAACAATGTAGTCCAGTTCTAATTCTTCACAGATGGCACGGGCCACTGTGGTCTTACCAGTACCAGCGGTACCAGTGAACATCATATTTAGTATTTCTCCACCGTCTACGATGTTCTGAAATGTTTGTTTTAGTTCATCCGGAAGGATTGTTTCAGAAACTTTCTTCGGACGATATTTCTCAACCCACAAAAACTCATTGCTCATTGTAACTCCATAATAAAATAATTAAATAACGAGGACTATTATACTACAATAAACCTCTCATGTAAACAACCATTAGACCTTTATTTATCAAAAATGATAGTTTAAAGGTATGATTTTTTCTGATACGGGTAATACAGATTTTAATTGGAAGGGGTGTCGTTTTAGACACTTTAGGGAATGGAGCCCGCGATAGGAGTCGAACCTACGACATCCTGATTACAAGTCAGGTGCTCTACCAACTGAGCTACACGGGCCTTCGTTTCTTACGTTTTTCTGAATATGACCTTATTATATATATGCGGGTGAACGCAGTAATTGAGAACCAGAAAGTGATTATGTTAGTAATCCAGAATGGATCTGTTATACCCCACTGTTCTATAATTAACCACAGAAAAAATATGTTGAGCGGATAATTAATCATTGCCCCCGTCAACACATGTACTGCGGACTCTTTAGCAATATTGGAATTTAACTTTAACAATTAAGGTGGTCTCTTGAATCAAATAAGGCATATTATATATACGTTCAAGTCAAATCATATCTTGGGCAAAGACATTATGATTCAAGAGACCGATAAGGGTTTACTTCTTCTTGGTGTCCGAATCAGCTTTCGCAGACTCTTCGGCAAATGCTTTCGCGACATTTTCGTAGAGTGCGACAACTTGGATTGCTTGGTCACGTAGTTGACCGACAGTAGTCAGTTCTTCACCTTTAAAACCACCACGGGTCACTACAGTGTCGACAACAGCAATACAAGAACGTGCTACACGGTTTGCTAGGTCATTTAATGTTTTTTGTTCTTCAGTCATTTTAGGCTCCGTAAGTAGATGACTTTTCAAGTGCAATAAAATATTGCGTATCTGAATCAGTTGATTTGAAATGAGATATTAGTTTAGTTGAAACAGAGACTTCATAGTCACCACCCAACAGTTTCATATTTCCCACACCCATGATAAAGTTGAAGTCAGTTCCTTCGGGGAAAGAACCTTCGGTCAATACCGAGTATGAGTTAGACGTGGAGTCATTGGCATCAACTACATTAATCTCAATTGAATTTCCGTTTGGACGGATAGAGATGTTGTCATAACCAAGTGCAGATGATGCACGTTTGATCTTACTTAGGGTTTCGTTAGTGAGTAAGAATTTAACTTCACACTCAGGCATCACGATATCTTTCTTAGGAGCAGAAAGCATCTCAGGGTCTGAGTAGAAATATTTAACAGAAGATAGACCACTACCGTCTGATACGGTACAGAAGTTCTCACCGAAAGTGATTGATGGACGATCCACCAAAGACAATACAGACAAGAACTCAGAGAGGTCATAGATACCGAAAGTGTTCGGGAAGGTCTCTTCGATCTCAGCTCGAGATACGATGTTCTTTGCTATCGACATAGTCTTCAGGACGTTACCGCCATTGACTACAATGTTTGGATTGATTGTCGAGAAGTTACGCAGTATCTCGACCGTGCGACTAGATAGTTCCATTGTTGTATTCCTTAGTTAGTATGGTGATCATTATACAGAGTTTACACCTGTGTGTCAAGTGTTTTCTTTCATTCGACTGAAGTTTTTATCTTTAACGAATGTCAGCTTGCGTTCGAAGTGAGCATCCTCAAGTTCAGTCTTGTGAGAGATTACGAAGACGTTAGTGTCTTCTTTCAATGTGTCGATAATCTTCATAAGGTTATCTACACCTTCACCGTCCAACGAAGAGTCGAACGTCTCATCCAGTATCAACAAGTTAGTCGATACAGAATTCTTCATCTTGGCAATCTGACGCCAAGTAAATAGTAGGGACAGGTCAATACGCTGTTTCTCACCTTCGGAGAACGAGTCGTAAGAGAACGTGTCGCGATATCGTGACCGGATGGTTTCACTGAAACTATCATCCAATTCAAAGTGAACGAAGAAGTCTAGAATCTGTAAGTACTTGTTGGTCAACTCATTGATGACCGGAATGTACTGTCGGATAATCTTAGTCTTGATTCCCGTATCACGAAGCAACTCACCAGCAATACGATTGTAAGATGCCTTCTCATTAAGAACATACTTCTCATCAGTCCTCTGGTGCAATTCAGAATCTAACTCAGACAAATCAGAGTTTGCTTGACCCATATCACCAGAACTGTCGGCCATATCATTGAGGTCAGTACGAAGTTTATCTATAGACCTCTGAAGTCGAATGATGGTCTGGTTGTTATTATGCAGAGTATTCTGGTCAACAAGACACTCGGACATGCGAGACTCAAGGGAGACGATATCGTCTTCATATATCTTGCGTTGAATTTCCGCCTCATCCATAGTGGTCTTCAGACCTTTCGCTTTGGCTGTTGCAGAATCTTTCTTTTCTTTTCGCAACTCTTCTGCGATATCTTGGTCACATGTAGGACAGTGTTCGTTCTCATCGAAGAACTTTGCTTCCTTAACTACGGTCTTAACCTGTGTCTTGAACTGTGCATAGTACTGGTCTAACTTCTGTTTGTTTTCACGTACTGTGGACAAACTATCCGTGATGGTTGGCAACAACGAGTTAACCGTCTCAGATAAAGTGATGTTCACCGCATTCAACTCTTCTATCTCAGTCTGGAACTCAGAGATTTCACCCTCTTTATCCTTACGATGCTGAGTATTGATAGCAGTCAAATCACGGATATACTTCTTCTGTGCGTTTATCTTAGTCTTGACTACTTCAATAGAATGGGTGTTGTTCTCAAGCTCGCCTTTTAGGAGGGAGGTTTTCTCCTTGAGTAACATGTTCATCTTAGAGAATATGTTAATGTCAAGGAGGTCTTCTATCACGTCACGCCGAGAGGTTGAGTTGAGTTGCATGAACGGAACAAAAGACGACGAACCTAGAACAACAATCTGATGGAAACTCTTGTGAGACATCTGAAAGACGTTCTTCTCAAGAATGTCCTGATATTCCCGTGCGTGTGAACTCTGGTTAATCATACTACCGTCTTTCCAGATTTCAAACTTAGCAGGTTTAATCCCCCGCACCACACGATATTGGACAGTATTAACACTGAAGGTAACCTCAGTCACACAGTCTTTATTATTGATTGTGTTGATTAACTGATTCTTGGTTATCTTTCGGTGCGCCTTACCAAACAATGCAAACGACAACGCGTCAAGCATCGTAGACTTACCAGCACCGTTCTCACCAACAATAAGGTTGGTCGAACTGTCTAGGAAGTTTATTTCGTTAAAATAGTTACCAGTTGAAAGGAAATTCTTCCAACGTAAGGTTTCAAATTTAATCATGCAATCTCGACACTCTGCGCTTCAATCATTAGTTCAGATACTACAGCCTTAATACGTTCTTTGTCTAAGTCTGTTTCTACTTCTTGGATATAATTATACACTAAAGTTTCGGTGTCGTCAATAGTTATATCAGTATCCGAGACATTTTCTCCTCGGAATTCTTTGAAGTCTTCGGCAATCTTCAGTTCGTGTATCTTCTGCATCTGAATCTTATCGACATACCTCTCAAACTTCTGCATATCAGAACGGTTAGATACAATCAACTTAACGAACTTGCCGTTCAGATATGATAGGTCTTCGAAGTAATTGATAGTGTCTTCATCATAATATATTTTATGGAATAGAGTGACCTTATTCTGTACTGGAGTCATCTCACGAGTTTCGGTGTCGTAGATGTGGAAGTACTTGGGGTCGTGCGCATCGTTCCAGAAGAACTCCATCTGCGAACCTAGGTAAGTGATATTACCCTTACTGGATTTAGTATGGAAGTGTCCGGACAACACGGTTTCAAAACGTTCTAGAGGTTTCGGATCCATACCAGTGTGACATACGATACCCTTATCCATCTCAAATCCTGCGAGTTCAAAGTGGCCACCGATGACATCAGCACCGCAGTTGTCCAAGAAGGTCAGAACCTCTTTCTCATTC